GACGGACATAAGGGGTGCGAAATACATCATCCTTATCAAGGACGACACGGCGGGTGACTACCAGATATCTGAGACCAACCTCACACATGACGGCACAACGGTGTATCATGATGACTACGCTCTCGTTTCAAGCAGGGGAACACCTCTACACACCATAAGTGCTTCTATATCAGGTGCAACAGTAACATTGAGTTCAGCATCGGGCGGAAACACAACAGGAACAGCGATCCTATACAGACAGGATCTTGGATCTAAAACAAAACTTGGCGAATTCGATAACTTCCTGTATGGTGTCAAAGGTGATATCGATAGTGCGGTAGAAACTGTGGACACATTTGATGTGTTCAAATATAAATCAGCAAGATATTTTGTTAGCATGGAATCAGGATCAGAATATCAAAACTCTGAAATCACAATGACAGTAAACAACGCTGGCACAGGTGCTACTATTTCTGAAAGTTTTGTTATCACTGCTAATAACACACTTGCAACTTTTTCAGCAGACGTTTCAAACGGAAAAGCAAGACTGAGAGCAAGTTGTAATCCTAACACAAAGATTTATTTTGCAAGATTAGGAATAGAAGCGGACAACATCTACAGGGCGAGTGGTCAGACTTCAGACGATTTATACATCACACACAACAACATAACTGCAAACGACACGCAGTTAATACTGTCAGGGATGACAGGTGCACTGACGCTACCAAAAGGTACCACAGGACAGCGTCCAACAGGTGTATCGGGTATGTTGCGTTACAATACTACTACAGACACATACGAAAGATATGACTCTTCAACAAGTTCATTTATTGACATAGCCACGCAGGCTTCGGTATCAGAATCAAGTGATACCAGCACAGGAGAGCAAACATCAATAGGAACCACTGCGACCAATATTGACACATTCACCACAGGTACTTTTGACAGTGCATTCTATCTTGGTGTAATGAAAGATGAAATCAACGACGAACTTGCAACAGTGCAAATAAGTTTGGTCCACAACGACACCGATGCTTTCGTGTCAGCGGGTGGTGGTGTGCAACAAGGCACAAACGATCAACTTACGTTCACTGCAGATATCAATTCAGGCACTGTGAGATTAAAAGGTACAGGTACAGCGGCAGTAAACTCTATTAAATTTTTCAAGATAGGTTTAGGAGACAATACATCTGCGTCGAGTTCAGGAAACACTGCGACCATCATCAACACAGATGTTGACAGTGCTGTTGAAAATCTAGACACATGGGCACACGGAACATACAGGGGTGCAAAATACTACATAAGTGCCAACAACACCGGCAAGACAGAATTACACAACATAGAGTGTTTGGTCGTACACAACGGCACAGATGCATTCATAACGACTTATAACAGCAACTTCACAGGAAGCAACGAATTGATCAGTTTGACAGCGGACATCAGTGGTTCCAATGTGAGATTAAGGGCATCAGGCAATGAACCAAACACAGCGGTCAAGATGTACAGAGTTCTTTTAGGCGACGCCGAATCAGAGGCATCAAGTACAAACACAAAAACAGTAGGGCAGACTACCACATCAAGCAGTGCTACCACAATGGACACATTCTCCACAGACAGTGCGAACGGTGCCCATTATGTGGTTGTAGGAAACAGCAGTTCAGAAAGTGCGGCAAGTATCTCAGAAGTGTTTGTGGTGTCAGACGGTTCTGACGCATATATATCATCAGGTCCTATTGTCTCAACAAAAGGCACAGATCAACTAACATTCTCAGCATCGTTGTCAGGATCAACGGTCACGGTGTCGTCGGCAAGCACGTCAGGTGCAAGTACAACTGTGAATGCATACAGAGTAAATTTATTAAGGGCATCAGCGGGTGCGGCAACAAGCGAACAAGTTCTAGTATCTACCACACAGACCATTTCGGGCGCCAAAACTTTCTCAAATGCTGTTGTGAAAATGACCAACCTACCTACAAGTGATCCAGCGGTTGCAGGGCAACTTTGGAACAGTTCAGGTACCTTGAAAATTAGTGCTGGTTAAACTATAAGATCTAATATAGTCTGTAACTTACCTTTTATACTTTTGTTATTCAGTGTATTCTTAAGACCCATGTGTAGGTTTTTGGGCCAGCATTCAAACGCTGTCCAACAGTAACCTGAATGTTCCGCATTCAACTTGGGTATGAATTCTGCGTCTATGGCTATCAAGTAGGTGTGGAAGAAGAATTTCTGATCGTTTGACGTAAACATCTCTAACGGAATAACTTTCTTGAACTTGGGTACACTGCCCGTCTCTTCCTCAATCTCACGCTTCAATCCTTCGAAAGCACTCTCTGTGAATTTGCTTTTACCACCAACCAATCCCCACATGCCTTGTGTCTTACGGTCAGTCCTCTGTAGGAACAGGAAACGTTTGGTGCTAGTGGCGTAGAACAGGGCACCAGAACAGACTATGTTTTCTTTCATGCTTTATTATAACAACTATGGGGTGGTAGCGTCAAGGCTTGAGTTGTATCCATTATCTGCACCACCGTCTAGCACTATGCTCCAATTACCTTGTGTGTACACACCCTCGTATGATTTGACCCATTCAGTGCCATTGAACCTGTACTGTATGCCAGTGTTAAGATTGGTGACGTAGTGCTGTGTGCTGTCCGGATTTGAAGCGTCAAAGGCTATGTTCCATTTGCTTGTTGAACTGTTGTATTCTATGATGTCGCCAACGCTGGCTACTAAAGTACCCCAGGTTTGACTCTGGAAACTGGCCGTGCTGTCCCCCACATCGTTTATGACCAAATATCTGTCACCGTTGGCAGGTGTGCCTGGATCAAATGTTGCTGGATTTATTATTTTCTTGACCGCTGTGAGAGAATTGCTTGGTATGGTGTCTGAATCTATGGTGTACAATAAAATTGTGTCATCCAAAGATGTGGTTGCTATGGTACCAACAATCTCGTTGCCGTTTGGTTGTGTCAATCTTATCTGTGATGTGCCATTTGTTACTTTGCCATACTGATCTAACAGAACCTTCCAGTTGACCGCTGGTCCGAATGTATCAAACGGATCTAAACTTGTTGGGGCATTTGCACCGGAATAGAATCCATCTCCACCCGATTTGACATTTGTACCTGTTGATCCTAACAATCGCAGTTGATTACCCGTGACCAATAATCCAAAATTGTTTGGTGTGATGTAACTCCTCGATGTCAGTTCGCCGTCTATCAAACCTTTGGCTATACCACCATCATCGTCGTATATGCTCATTATTATTTTTTGTACCACCCCTAACTTTTTAACTTTCACTGGCGGTGATAACCATATTGGCATACTAAACTGTAATGTTGCCACATCGATCTCGGTATCCGCACCCACCGGAATAGTCCTCGAACTAAATGTGATATTCCCTAACTCGATATAACTTAGACTTGTCCAATCTATGTAGTTGTCTGTTTTTTGTATCTCGAAATCCGGGTTAAACAAGTACAGGATCTGTTCTAGTATCTGAAGTTTTTGATCAGTGTTTGATGAGAAAATGTCCGCCGTGACTTCCAATCTGAAAGGCGAAGGCATGACCTTCTCCACAGTGTATCCTGCACCTAATTGGTTTGTATAGTTTCCATCACTGTCCACATCTCTTTCTCTTAAATGTTGCTTTTCTATATGATATGGATTCTGCATCCTTTCCCTATCATAGTTCAATTCTCTCACATAACAGGCAATCTTAGGTGCATAGTTAAGTGCATTCTCGCTGTTGTTCCTGATGATGTTTGCAACCTGTCTTGTTGGGTCACCATACACCACAGGCACTGCCCTTAATTGCACGGAACCATCACTGCCTCTGCCCGTTTCCACTGAGAAGTTACTCAAGATCCTAATGAATTGAGTAAGAAACTTCCTAACCTGTCCCTCGTAAAAATGCAACATTGTTAATTGTCAGCCTTTGGTTTCAGAGCGTCCGTCAACGACTGTCTCTGTTTGACCGTTAATCCGTTTATTGTAGATTCTGTGGCATTGTTGACGAAACTTGTTTTGTAATTTCCTCTAGAATCATTGTTCGTTGTAGTTATTCTAACACTGTCCTCGATTTTGACCCATCTGGTTCCATCATAACGGAACAACCTGTTGGGTAGGTAATCTGTCCTCAAGAAGTAGTCTCCCTGGTCCACTCCCGACGTTGGGAATGATATCCCAAACCCTGCTGGATTTCCGTTTGGTGCCACACCGTCGCCATCCAGGTAGAAACCATAGTGTGAACTTGCTGGTGTGTCTATAGTGGCATTGACTG